ACACAGTACCGCCGCTCGCAACTCATTGCGTTGCCTATGCCTGGTGGCCGCGAGCCGGTTCCGTTTTGCTATGCAGTTAATGTACCAGGGGATCGTGAAATTGTAACCCACGAGTTTGCAGAGTGGGCTGTGGGGGACTGGCGAGAGGAGGCGGCTGCGCAAGTATGCACGAACTTAACAGGTGGTTCCGCGATCACTACGGCGTGCCCGTCAAAGTTATCCGCTGGGAGCCAGAAACCCGCCGCGTTATCTATCTGCGGGAAGGTTACGATCACGGGGAGTGTTTCAGTCCGCTCGAGCAATTCCAGCGCAAGTTCAGGGAAATAGAGGGCGATCATGAGCACTAAATTAAGCAGCTATGTGTGGGACGGCTGCGCGGCGTCGGGGATGAAATTATCCAGCGTGGCTATCATGGCGCGCCTGGCTGATTTCAGCAGCGACGAGGGCGTGTGCTGGCCTTCGATAGAGACCATTGCGCGCCAGCTCGGTGCCGGGCCAAGCACTGTCCGTACGGCGATCGCCAAACTGGAGAAAGACGGCTGGCTGTCACGCACCCAGCGCCGCCAGGGCAACCGCAACGCCTCAAATATTTACCAGCTTAATGTGGCAAAGCTTCAGGCGGCCGCATTGTCTCACCTGTCAGATTCTGACACGTCAAAAACTGACGCATCAAAATCTGACCCGTCAAAATTTGAGGCATCAGAATCCAGCAAAAACGGTGGTTTTGACCCGTCAGAATCTGGCGGGGATCCGTCAGTAAATTCAAAACATGATCCATCAGATAAAAAACCTTCCTGTCAGGTTGCTGAGCAACCCGACCCTGCGGTGGTAATCACTGACCAGGCGAAACAGGTTTTATCTCACCTGAACAAGACCACCGGATCCCGGTACCAGGTCTGCAAATCATCTCTGGAAAACATCCGTGCCCGACTGGCGGACGGGTTTACACCTGAAGAACTGGTGCTTGTCGTGGATTACAGCGTTGAGAAGTGGGGCTCAGATCTGAAAATGGCCGAGTACCTCCGCCCGTCCACGCTCTTCCTGCCGGGTAAGTTCCCGGGCTATCTGCAGTCTGCGAGCAAGTGGGATTCCGCCGGACGCCCGGCACGCGATACATGGGGCCAGCGCAGCAAGCTTCCTGATTCAGCGGTGTTCCGTTCGAGTCACCAGGACGTGGCGTACACCATTCCGGAGGGGTTTCGCGGATGAGCATCGCATCGAAAGTTTTGCAGTATGTCATTGAGAACCCGGGCTGCAATTATCGCGATATTGCCAAAGCCATGCCGGGAACCAACACCAGCACTATCAATCGCTGCCTTGGCCGTTTTTATGAGGAGGGGAAGTTACGCCGGGATTTTCAGGAATCGACGCTGACTTACTACCCGTCTAACCAAACTCTGGCAGAAACGCTTTCAGAGGAAGACCTCCGGACACTGACCGGGCTGGAAAATCGGGCGCAGCAGCTGGAAGCACAGGGACTTTATTTCCGCGCCGCATCGGTCTGGCTTAAAGCGTTTGATATGGCGATTAGTAGTACAGATCGGAATCGTTATGTTTCGCGCCGGGCCTTGTGCCTCAGGCATGCAGGAAATTTTATGACACCAGAAGGGCGGTGCTATCTCGCTGGCCGTTATGTAGGGGAAGAATAATGCCAAATAAATACTGCCGTGAACTTGCAGAACTGCGTAATCAGCCGGTGCACGAACTGAAGGAAGTTGGCGATCAGTGGCGTACACCTGAAAACATTTTCTGGGGTATCAATTCGATGTTTGGCCCGCTGGTGCTGGACCTGTTCAGCGACGGAGAGAACAGCAAATGCGAGGCGTATTACACCGCCGAGGATAACGCACTGACGAAGGACTGGTCAGAACGCCTGGCGGAACTTAACGGTGCTGCATTTGGGAATCCGCCCTACAGCCGCGCCAGCCAACATGAAGAGCATTACATCACCGGCATGCGTTACATCATGCAGCACGCCAGTGCGATGCGCGAGAAGGGTGGTCGTTATGTTTTCCTGATTAAGGCTGCTACCAGTGAGGTGTGGTGGCCGGAGGACGCCGATCACATCGCGTTTATACGCGGGCGTATCGGTTTCGATCTGCCGAAGTGGTTTGTACCGAAGAATGAAAAGCAGGTGCCGTCCGGTGCGTTCTTTGCCGGTGCTGTTGCTGTTTTCGATAAGAACTGGCGCGGCCCGGCTATGAGTTATGTCAGCCGCAAAGATCTGGAAGCTCGCGGCGATGCATTCCTGTCGCAGATTCGCCGGTTAGCCGAACGCCTTACGTCTGTTTCGTCACTCCCTGCAACGCCGGAACAACTTCCAGAAAAATGGCCAGAAGAGGTGTCTGCGCTTTTTGACCAGGTTTCAGATGCAGCAGTGCTGACGGAAACCGGTCAGAGAAAAGTGAAATACCACATAAACAGGATGTGGCTGGAGAGAATGCCGATGACTGAAATCTTAAAAGCTGCCAGCGAAATGGCTGCAGTAATGGAGAAAGCAGCGTGAAAGAAATTATTGTGGACAATTTTGCTGGTGGCGGTGGCGCGAGTACGGGTATTGAGATGGCTACTGGCCGAAGCGTTGACATAGCCATTAATCATGACGAGAACGCCGTAGCGATGCACACCACGAATCACCCGGATACTTTGCACTACTGCGAATCCGTTTTTGATGTCGATCCCGTCGCCGCGACCGCTGGCTGTCCGGTTGGGCTGGCATGGTTTTCTCCGGACTGTCGTCATTTCTCAAAAGCAAAAGGCGCTAAGCCAGTAGAAAAAACAATTCGCGGTTTGGCATGGATTGTTATCCGCTGGGCGCTGACGGTTCGTCCTCGCGTAATGATGTTGGAGAACGTCGAAGAGTTTAAAACGTGGGGACCATTGCTTGCGGAAGAAATGCGCCCCGATCCGACCCGCTCAGGCGAAACGTTCGAAGCATTCTGCGGCATGCTCTCCGGCGGTATCCCCACCGGCCATCCGGCACTGGCAGAGTGCTGCGAATTCCTGGGCATTGCTGCCAACAGCAAGCATGCGCAGCAACTGGTGGCCGGGCTCGGATATTCTGTTGATCACCGTGAGCTGCGGGCGTGTGATTTTGGCGCGCCGACAATCAGAAAGCGCTTTTTCATGGTTATGCGGTGCGACGGCGTGCCGGTGAGCTGGCCGGAGCCGACACATGGCGATCCTAAATCACCAGCAGTGCAAAACGGTAAGCTGAAAGCCTGGCGGACGGCGGCGGAATGTATCGACTGGTCTATCCCTGCGCCGTCCATATTCGACCGTAAAAAGCCGCTGGCGGAAAACACCCTCAAACGAATTGCCCGAGGCATTCAGCGGTTCGTGATCGACAATGCGTCGCCGTTTATCGTGAAGTGTAATCACACCAGCAACCGAACCAGTTACGACTGTTTCCGTGGTCAGGCGCTGGCGGATCCGCTACAGACCATTACCAAAACCCACGGCTATGCTGTCGCGGTACCGCACCTGACAAAATTCCGTACCGGCGCGACCGGGCAGGTTGTCACCGAGCCGGTGCCCACGGTCACCGCCGGTACGTCAAAGCGTCCGGGCGGAAACGGGCATGCGCTGGGTGTAGTGGAAGCCGCACTTATCCCGTTCCTGGCGGGTAATGGTGGCAGCGAATATCAGGCCAAACCGCGCCCGCTGGATAAACCCGCGCATACCATCCTGAAAGAGTCACGGTCATGCGTCGTTGCGCCAGTAATTGCCCGTCAGTTCGGTGCCAGCATCGGCCACCGGGCTGACGAACCGAGCGCCACGGTTACCGCTGGTGGCGGCGGAAAATCGCAACTGATAACGCCGACCCTGATCCAGATGGGATATGGCGAACGCCCCGGGCAGGAACCACGCGTGCCTGGCCTGCATAAGCCGCTGGGTACTGTAGTGGCTGGTGGTGGGAAATTCGGACTGGTGGCGGCAAATCTCGTTAAACATTTTGGCGGTAACTACCAGGGCGCTGGCGTAGCGCTGGATGAGCCGGCCCACACGGTCACTACCACAGATCATCATGGTCTTGTCACTTCGCATCTGGTGAAACTGCGTGGCACATGCCGGGACGGACAGCGTACAAACGAGCCGATGCCGACCATCACAGCCGGTGGCCTGCATGTTGGAGAAGTCGAAACCATGCTTGCGGTTGAGTCTTACGACGAGCAGCGAGCGGATCAGGTGCTGGCTTTCCTGCGCCAGTACTGTGGAGACGATTACGACGGACTGGTAACCGTGAATGGCATCGTTTACCGCATCGTTGATATTGGCATGCGTATGCTGCAACCGCACGAGTTGTACCGCGCCCAGGGCTTCCCGGACTGGTACATCATTGACCGTGACTATCGCGGAGTGAAATACGCAAAAGACAAACAAGTCGCCAGGTGCGGAAACGCAGTACCCCCGCCGTTCGCTGAGGCGCTGGTGCGCGCCAATCTTCCAGAACTGTGTAACGACAGTAAGGAGAAAGCAGCGTGAGGAAATTAACCGTACGCCAGCAGGAAGTCCTGGATCTTATTATCGATTACGTCGCCGATCACGGGTTTCCGCCAACCATTTATGAGCTGGCTGGCCTGATGGGCTGCCGTTCGCCGAATGCCGCTAACGATCATCTTCGTGCGCTGCAGCGTAAGGGTGCCATCACCATTCATCCGGGAGTATCCCGAGGCATCACCATTACCGGCCAGAACGCAGAGGATGAGGCGGTTAATCTGGTTCGATCGCTGCTTAAGGGCGATAAGCATGCCAGGGAAAATGCAATCGCCTTTCTCGAATTACGTGGGGTTGAGCTATGAAGCTGACCCTGCCATTCCCGCCCAGCGTGAACACCTACTGGCGCGCCCCGAACAAAGGGCCGCTGGCTGGTCGCCACCTTATCAGTGCTGCCGGGCGTAAATATCAGAGTGACGCCTGCGCTGCCATCATCGAGCAATTTCGTCGTCTGCCGAAACCGTCAACCACACCCGCGGAAGTCGCAATAACTCTTTTCCCTCCAGATCAGCGCCGTCGCGATCTGGACAACTACAACAAAGCGCTTTTTGACGCGTTAACACATGCGGGCGTCTGGGAGGACGACAGCCAGGTAAAACGCATGCTGGTGGAGTGGGGGCCAGTGGTACCGAAGGGCAAG